CTGGCAAAAATATTGTTCCTGTCGCGGCACTCGCAGTTTCTTTTTTTGGTTTTACATAATAATATTTTCCATCCTCGAGCGTGTATGGATAAGTTGGTATTGTGAACCACGCTTTGTTAACTGTATTGGTTGTTATTGGTCTTGGTATGTCTACATTTCCATTTAAGCTATTTTCTATTGTTAGTGGTGTGTCTATATAACTTCCGGTCGCATCCAAAGCCACTATAGAAAGACTTGTTCCTTGAGAGCCAATTTGAAATCTATCACTGCTATTGTGTTTAAACGATATCCACCCATAATAATTCGTATCTAATGTTATATGTGTGTTTATATTTGAATTCTCCCCGATACTCAAATTTGTATCTCCTGGAGTATCGACATTTACCAGTTTGAACCTACTTGAACTATATAAAGAGTTTGCTCCGTTAAAAATCCCTATTTGTCCTGTTGTTCCGTCACCCACCAGCAATTTATTCGCACCATACACCAAATTTGTTCCATTGTAACCCAGTGTAACCGGAGAGCTTCCAAATTTTATATAACCTTGAGTCCCGTCCGCTTGACCTTTTATTCCGAGGGTGTAAGCTAAATCTATATCTCCTAGAAAAACGTCATTACCAACCGTTATATTATTTCCGGCAGTGTTAGCACTTAAATAGATTGTGCTAAAAGTAGGAGATGCCGATGTGTTCAAACTCTGGTTGATTAAATCAAGATTAGTTTTGTTACTATGTGTGTGGTTATTGGTATATGCGGTGTTCCAATTGTCTATAGCCGCCTGCCAAACGTTACGTATAGTGATATCACTTCCTGGGTTGGTTGTGGTTGAATTACCTGGGTAAGTGGCAGTTTGTATTCCGTCGGCAAACGTGTTCGCCCTCGAAACCCAGACACCTTGAGCATATTCTCGAGTGATAAAATAGATGTCCCATGTAACTGACGTTCCCGCGACAATTGTGCGTTTTATTTGCCACGCTGGAGCATCGCCAGTTCCAACCGATATCGCGTTTTCTTCGTTAACAACGCCACCGGACGACGCTGTAGATAAACGAACATACAAATCAAACGAACCTCGACGATTGGATACTCGAAACGTCGTTGAATATGTGGCATGCGCAGTGGTAGTGAAAATGCTTGCGATTCTAACATATGACCACGAATTAGACCCAGTGACATAACCGACAGCCGCCCCTTGAGCATCGGTGATGCCGAAGCCTGCGAGGGTTGTAGGATTCGTACCAGCAGTAACCCTTCCTTTACTATCTGTCGTAACACTCTTGTATGTACCCGCCGTACCGACGCTCGCGAGCGTTCCTACCGCCGTTACATTAACGGAGCCGTCAAAAGCTGGGCTTGTCCATGTTAAATCGCCGCTAATTGAAATTGTTCGCCCCGTCGCGAGCTTCGTTGATGCGGCGGCGGTTCCTGTAGTGGTCAAGTAAGTATTTGTGTCTAAGCTCCAAGTGTTCGCGGCAGTCTTCTTCAAAAATCCAGAAGTGCCGGTAAGTGCTTCAATCGCCACGAGGTCGGGGTTGTCAGCATCGAGAAGAGCGTATTTCCACGAGGTCCACGAACTCGCAATTTGATTCCGAATAGCCAACTTATAATTTGTAGCGTCCTGAGTAATTGCCAGTTGTCCTTGATGCGTATTCGGAGCGACGTTATTACGGATGTTGAGCAAATAAGATGTTGAGCCACCGGGGTTGTTTGTAACTCCTGGGCCAATATCTGTAATACGATTGTATCCGCCTGCATTGTTGGCGTCGTCTGTTATACGCGTATCGAGAAGATTCCATTTTGAATTCAACTGTGTTTGGATATTTGCGGAAGTGCCATCAAGATAATCCAGTTCTGTTGTTGATATCGTGCTGGACGCTGTTATATTTTTATTAGAATCTGTTATCAATACCCGCGATGGTGTTAAATAATCTATATTAAGAGCAGTTCTATAAAATGTGTATACAAAGTTCCTCGTAACACCTTGCCTATACCCAAAACAAATAGGTTCGTTTCCGTCGTCGCCTGTTTCTAAAACCAGTCTTCCGTCATTATCAATACCCTCTCCATATATTCTCCAGTAATCACTTCCAGCAATATCTTGTCGTAAACAATAATCAGGGTCGGACGCTGAATATGATGATAACGGCTGCGGTCGTGGCTTAATTAAACTAGCAAGAAGAGAATTTGCGGAAAAATTATCATCTGTTTGTAAAGCGTTAGGTCCGGCACGGTATAGGTTTGTATCTCTGGCATTAGTTCCATCCCCCCATTGTATCTGCCCATCTGCTCGCACAATATAATTAAAATTCGCACCACCTGTAAATGCAGCGAAGGCACCGTCCCCCGAACTTGCTCGTTGAATTGTTAATGCTTGTCCGTTGATATTCTGCCCAGTTGTTGGATTTTTAACAACATGCGTGTCATCTGGCAAATATTCCGATACCCACGAGTAAGTTGGCGTAGGAATTGATGCAGCTATAGTGTGTGGGTATGAAGTTATTCCGAGGTTTCCGGCAAGAGTGTTGTTGTAGAAACCCGACAAACGTGTGACAATCCATCTCCAATAACTAGACGATGGGATTTTAGCATATATCTTAAACGTCATTGATGTTGCTGTTATCGGACTTGATGTAGCAACTGTTAACCAATCTTCATTCAAATAAGAAGATTTCGTTTTTGCTAATATCCGAACACCACCTACAAAACCCGAGAACCCATTTCTCCTCAATTCGATATGAAAAATCGCCGATTCTTTTTGACCCATTTCGTCAGAGGCAACCAGTAATGATTGAGAGAAGGCCGCCACAGCTCCCGAGTTTGGCGTGGTTAATGTAAACGAACCAAACTCAACATATCCGGTTTCGCCTGGGTTCGCATATATTCTGGCAATATCGGCTCCGCGCAAATTGTTCAAATCAGACAACGTAGTAGTAGATTCAACAATTTCGTTTGTTGGAGATGACACGAGAGCGTAGGAAGCCCCAAGAGTGAAGTTGCGATCGTGGAAAGAATTTGCGGAAATAGAAGACCCCGCAGTAATACCCCCAACCGTTTCTAGGGAGTTGACCTTCTTGTCTACAAATAAAGCAGCTGTGTATCCTGTTGGTTGTGTTGGTGTCGGAACATCATTTTCATAAAAAGACGTATATATATTGGCAAGCACTGTTCCTTTTAAGTAAGCATACTTTATTGGATTATATGCCCAAAGAGTGTATGTTTTCGCCGAACTTGTATCTTCATCAATAGTATATCCAAAAGACCACAAACCATTATTGTCCGAATCAATTCTCAAAACCGGATCAGGTGCTGATGCCGACATCGGAAAATCTTGTGACACTCCAAAATATAAATCAAACGATCCACGTCGGTTACCATCAAAAACATATCCAACTAAAGATATTCTGCAGCCTTTAGTTGACCCCTGATTAGAATTGGTAAACGTCGCCAGTCTTGAATAACCCACATTTACGTTTTGTCTAAACATTATGTTGTTCAACTCCCAATCTGCGGAATTTGAATTAACAAAAGAATAAACGGTGTCCCACTGTCCTATCTGAGTGTCTGAGACAAATCTATCAGAAGTCGTTTCCTGGATTTTGCTGGTTGGTAGAGTTGGAATGTCAGCAGATGTTAAAGTAGTTCCGGCAGTGACTTGACCATAATTATTTGTAGTTATTTTGGTATAGGTTCCCGCTGTTCCTGTGGTAGCAAGTGAAATAGTTCTGTTTGTGCTTAAATCTCCACCACCGGTTAATCCTGGTCCTGCGGTGATTGTTGTTGTTTTCAAAGCCTTTAGAGAATCTATAGCGGATAAGTTTGATAGCTGAGTCTGAATGTTGGCGGAAACGCTGTCAAGGTATTGAAATTCGGTATTGGATACATTTCCTACAGTTAACGAATTCGCTATTACTGAGTTTGAATAACTATCTATCAATACTCCCGGTATATTTATATTTGGTTCAACGGAATATGATAATGTCAATATTTGAAGTTGCTTAGGATGAGATACACCAACAACCGAAGTATTGACAAGTCCGCCATTATTTCCAGCAGCACTTGTAACAATAACCCAAACTTCCGCTGTCCCTCCTGTTTGAATAAGTCCCGCCGATAATATATTTTGACCGCTTCCCGAATATCTATACTGTAATATTGGAGATGTATTTTGAGCAGTGTAAGAAGGCCAATAAACAAAAATATCGGTTTCGCCGTAATGATAATTTTCATAAAACGAATTATTAACTTTTAACGAGCAAGTAAAATTTAAATTACTGGATGTTGCCGAAATTGTTGCTATTTTGAAATAATAAAAACCAAGAGTTGGGTTTTGTATGATATTTGTTGCTCTGTTGTCAATCTGACTCTGAATATTATCATAAACACCATCAAGATACTGAAATTCTTGGTTTGAAATGCTACCAACTATCAACCCCGAAAAAGTAGGTGAAGCCGACGTATTAAGGCTCTGGTTGATTAAATCAAGATTAGTTTTATTACTGTGAGTGTGTGCGGATGTAACCGATGCGGACCACGAAGCCGAATTTGCTCCGACTGTTGTATACGTTGAACTCCACTGTCCTATCTGAGTGTCCGAGACAAATCTATCAGAAGTCGTTTCCTGGATTTTGCTGGTTGGTAGAGTTGGAATGTCAGCAGATGTTAAAGTAGTTCCGGCAGTGACTCTTCCGTAAACATCTGTGGTGACTTTTGTATAGGTTCCCGCTGTTCCTGTGGTAGCAAGTGAAATAGTTCTGTTAGTTGATAAATCACCACCTCCAGTTAATCCTGTGCCTGCGGTGATTGTTGTTGTTTTATCAGCTTTTGTCGCTGATAAGTTTGATAGCTGAGTCTGAATGCTGGCGGAAACGCTGTCAAGATATTCAAACTCTTGGTTAGAAATGTTTCCCGAACCTATTTTCGTAGCAGGAAGTTGAGGAATATCTGCTGATGTAGACAACCTACCAGATGTGACTTGTCCATATGCGTTTGTAACAACTTTATCATACGTACCTGCGGTTCCTGTTGTTGAGAGAGAAATAGTTCTGTTTGTGCTTAAATCTCCACCACCTGCCAAGCCCGTTCCTGCGGTGATTGTTGTTGTCTTATCAACTTTTGTGGCCGATAAGTTTGATAGCTGAGTCTGAATGTTTGCAGAAGTGCCATTTATATAGTTTAATGACGAAGTAAATATGCCCGATTCGGTTATTAGATTGTTATCCGAAACGAGCACTTTATCTCCTGACAAAGTTGTTGAATATATTTGAGAATTAGAAGAAATTGGAGTTGTGAATGATACTAAAGCCCCAGTATCTGTTATAGAAGAATCACCAACCGACGAAGTAGTTATGAATTTAGTTACTCTGTTTAGTGTTCCGAAACCCATACCCGATAACGACATTGTTTTTAATTGATTTATTTGATATTGAGCATCTGCCGACAAACTTTGAATATAATTATATGTTGTAGCAGATAAATGATAGCGCTCACCTGCGCTTCCTCCTTGGATGTTTTGTAAATCGTTGTGATTTGAAATTGTCATAGTTGAAAAAACTACATTAAATGCTGATTCAATTAACCCCGATGGTGCTCCTTTCTCAATAATAATACGACCAACCAGCATACAATGACTCATAACAACATTCGGAATCGTTGGAGGTTTCTCATTAGATGCCAGACCAACATTATTATATTCATCTGTTCCATAGACAATAAAAATTTCTTTATCATCTCCTATTGACCGATATATCCACCGAACTATATATTTGTTATTTCCGGCAACAACTAAATCAACTCCGTTATCATATTTTGTATTTTCATAAACACCTCCAGAAACTGTCCTAACAAATGTCCAGTTGCTAGATGAGTGAAAAACTTCGGTTATAGCATCATCTAGAGAATTATACGCATAAATATTATTTGGTGTAGTTCCGGCATATACAACTGCCGAGGTTAATAAAATATGTCTCGAACCATCTTCCGAAATAATCAAACCACCATCAACACTTCTACGGTAAGGTTCTGTGTTTATTATAGCCGCGTCTATTTTGTTTGCTAATCCTTCACCTTTATTATCAAAACCAACAGCGTGAATATCTCCATTAACATTCCAAACAAGATAACACGCAATTTTATCAGACTGATTTAGGTCATATTTATTTTGACACAATTGTAACTCTGGGTTTCCATTATTCCAACACACCACTACGAATTGGTCAGACCCACCATCAGGAATTGTGAATTGTTTCCCTTTTATATTTTTTTTATGAATGACTCCTCGGAAATTTGGATTGTCATAAATGGCTACGGTTATATCCGGCACATAAATTGTATTTGTTGTTCTTTCAAGTTCTGGTATGTTGTCCTCTAAAATACCAGTTGAAAGAGGAGATGTTGGACGACAAATCCCATATTCATCTACAATATAAGCGACATTATCTATACTGAAATTCAGATGCGAAAATCCTATATCAGATGCTGCCGAAGTTTCACGTCTTTTTAAGGATAGACTTCCGTTTTTGAATCCTGCCAATTTACGTAATCTCCATTAGGACGCCCGAGGGCCATTACTATATTATTTATGAAAAAGAAAACCAAGAACATCATATTCTTGGTTACGAAAATAAAATTATAAAATGGTTTTATTATTTGTCGTAAACTCCCGCTTCCATTCTTTCTAACAATGAATAATAACCATCGTTATTTCCTGTTCCTGGGATTTCAGTTAAATGGTCTTTAGCGATTCTTTCTGCTAAATCTTTATCGTTTGTATGTTCCATTTCAACTTTAATACCTATAGCAAGTTCTTTTTCATCAAATTTAATTTTCTTTTTACTCTCGTTATATTTTCCTTTATTCAAAAATGATGTCAATAAAGAATAAATAGTTTCATCGACTTCTTTCTCAGTATAACCTAATTTTTCTGATATGTTTTTTACATCGTTTACAGTTACTTTGTTATCTTTTGTAAACAAATCCATAATTGTTGCTTTTAATTTCGGCATTTTTAATTTCTTTTCTGATTCATTCAAAATAAATTGTTGAAATTTCATTTATTTAACCCCGATTTGATAATTCCTAATTTCTTCTCTGTATATTCTATAGTCTTCTCAATTATATCATCTGGATTATTATACTTGGTTCTAAAATAATCCAAAAATTCATCAAAAATCGCCACATCTTCGTTCACAATATTAACAATCTTCTTTATTCTCTTAGCTAATTCTTTTTCACTAACTTTTTCTTTTGATTCTTTTTCAATCTTTTCTTTTTCGGAATCTGTTACCGGAAGACCTCTCTGAATAGCCGTAGTTCCAACTTTATCGTAGAATTGATATGCGCCGATGTTACCGGTTGTCATAGCGTCTTCATCAACCTTTTTATCAAGACCTAATATCTTTTTTAAGACCGAAACAACGAGAGCGTAGAATCTATCCGAATCTTCTTCGGGAGTTAATTCGTATTTCTTTTTAACCAACTTCTCCGATTTGTTCCACAAACGTTCCACTTTTTTAACAGTCGTATCTGCTTTCTTAGCAAACGACCTCATGATTGGATTAGGCATTTATCTCTCCTACTTTAACATACCCTATTTTATTATCTCCTAACAATTTTCCATATGTATAATCGCTTGGAGGAGTCGCGGAAGTGTTCATTCCCGATGTTGAATATGTTTCCGCATTTACTGCATCGTTGTTATACCAGTAATTAGTCTTAATGTATTTAATGATATATTCTTGTGAAACTGGCCGATACATATAACCATCAACTGTAAATGTCATTGTAGAATTGATATATCGACTATCTTCCTCGCTCATTTCCTGCGGATAATCGTAAGAAACATCCCCGAGCTGAACTTTCATGTTTCTTTCAATATTAAGAAATGAAAATTCCTTAACTCGTAGATGTAATGCTGGATTAAATGCCGGTAAAATGTTTTCTAAAATCTGCGAATTGTCACTCATTGATTCTGTTTTTACTTGAACAGTATATGTAAAAGTGTAAGGAACTGGTTGAACATCACTCCAAAATTGGTCATGTGCAGACAACAAAGCAGAATCATAAAATTGTCTTAATTCACTAACACTCGTAGCCCTATCAGCATCATATGAAATACTTGTCAATTCAACCATTATCGAAGGAAATGAAGGATAATATTTTTTCCCCGATTCTCTCTGCATCTGAAATAAATAATACTTCTCTGCCGGACCAAATTTAACAGGAACATCAATTATCTTAACTACATTTCCAACCTTATCATATCGATAACACTTGATAGCATTAAACATATCAAGTAATGCTGTTGTTATATTTCTAATCTCATTCTTGTAGTAATAAGTTTCTAACATGTTAAGAAACCTTCAAAATATCAAGCAACTTTGAACGAATATATCTAATCTCAGAAATCTGCTTTTCAAATTCCTCTAATTCAGAAGCGTCAACATTTTTAAGCTTGTCTGAAATAATGTTAGTAGATTCCGATAAAAGATTCTTCGTCTCTTCAATCAACTCCGAAACAAATTCAGAATCTCTACTTATTACAGACTCACCTAATAAATATCTAGCTGTTGAATAATGTTCCATAAAACTATTTATTAAAAAAGATTAGCAGCATGGTTCATCATTTCAGATGCGCCATTTGATTTATTGCCAATATTATCCGGAACATAATTATCCGGAAGTTCATCAAGAATCAATGAAGCATACGATTTGGTGTCTTTTCCCGAGTGAGTTTCAACAGATTCACGAACCATTTCTGTTAGATTTGATTTCTTTTCAGCTTTCTTAAATTTCGAAACTTCTGTTAAAAGATTACAAATTAAAGAAATAGTCTCTCTATCTCCATTCTTAGCAAGTTCTGCAATTATCTTTTCAATTTTGTCAATGTCCATATTTCAATCCTTTCAATCTTTTGTCCAATCGTTAAACGGGTCTTTAGGAACACATTCAGTAGCTCCAGGAGAATATTCCGCCGATTGTTTGTTATTATTTATCCACTCACCAATGTTAAACAAATCACTTCCATCAACATAACTTGGAAGACTACCCATAGATGCGGAAGTGGTTGGCTCAATATTCTGATGCTTATCGACGTAAACTCTAACTGTTAAATCCCAACTATGCTTCGCTTGTAAGAATTGCTCCTCTTCAGCTTTAACGGATAAGACCTCATAAAGAACATCGTTGTATTGACTTCTAACTAAATCCCCAATCTTAGGTAATAAACCAGATGTAGCAGCCGCAAAATGGCGTTTGGAAATGTAAATATGAAATTTATCAGTCCACAATTGTCCTTGCGTAGAAAATGTTTTTGTTTCTCTTGGTAAATCAAAATAAGCCATTATCTCATAAACATTCTGAATCGTTTGACTCATATCTTCACCAAAAATCTTGTCATATGAAGTATCAACAGAAACTGGGAAGTAAGAACAGCAGACCCCCAAGTTGTTATAAGCTTCGGTAATTAACAAATCATATAATTTTCTCTCATTATCATACGCAGATGAGAAATGATTAAATTGCCAAATAGGATCGATTCTCGGAAAGTTGTCAAAATTGCCCATGGAAGTATTTAGATTAAACCTTCCGACTTTAGTTTTCTCGCATCCACACCATCATACGATTCTTTTATTTTTAATTGCTCAGATATCTCTAAAAGAACATTGTTTGATGATATTAAACTCCAAATAATTTTATCTTGTTTCTTGAGATTTTCTTTCTTTTCAAGCCAACGAAGATTCTCTGGAAGATGGGACAGACGGACGTGGTCTAAATTATTAAAATCAAATGCCGCTAATGGAATAATGTGGTCAAGATGAAAAGACGAATCTGGACGATTTCCTATTTTCTTGTATATTTCTGTAAAATCAATACCATATTTTGCTGTAGGTAATTCTTTTTTCTTGTCAATTTTTTGGAAACTGTGTTTTATTGCTAATCTAACTAATTTCTTTATTCTATATTCCGAATCTGTTTTCATTCGTTCTGAATCCGCTTTATGTTCTTTTGTTCTATCTCTTTTCTTTTTTGGTTTGTTTGAATTACATTGTCTACATATTTTGTCATACCCTGTGTTTGAATATTTGTTTTGTTTATATTCTTCTACAGGCTTCTCAACACCACAACAATTACAAGTTTGTGTAAGAACAAATTTTTTAATCCTCTCCCCCGCGATTTTTCTTTTTATTTGATGTCTGACGAATATAATAAAAGAAATTTCGTTCTCAATTCTTTCAAAAGCAATACTGAATTTATCCTGAGTATCTTTTAAATAATCATCTACACAAAATCCATGGAACTCAGCTCTTGTAATATTCTGTAAAAATTGTTTTCTTTCTTTTTCGCATATTGAACAAACCGAACCATAGGATATGCCTTTAAATTCTTGTTTCTTTTTATTTTGTTTACAATGAGGACAGTATTTTTCGTCTTTTGGAATATTCCTCGTTGACAAACCTTTTTTCCGCAACCTATTTATTTTTAGAGTACAGCATTTACATTTTGTGTTTATACCACAAAGACAAGCATCTTTCTTTCCAAATTCAGATAGTGGTTTTATCTCCTTACAATTGTAACATCTTCGAAATCCGTCAGGAACAGGTTCTACATAATATTTCGTTATTAATTCAGAAATATGTTTGTTAAATTTTCTTACAGCTTCTTTTGAACACTCTTTACATACACATTTAAAATCTGTTTTCGTTTTTACATTAGAATCAAATTCTACTAATGGTTTTAAAGTATTACAATATATACAATAATTCATTCCTGGAGCTTGTGGTTTTTCTTTATTATATTCTTCCAGATATTGTTTATATTCTTGAACACAATATGAACACCAATAAAATTTATTATCGTCTGTAGTTTCTTCATCTTCAAATTCGTTCAAATCTTTTTCAAGTTTACATTTTGGACAATACTTTTTACACATATTAAATATTCTTTCTTTTCTTTTATATTTTTACCAGTTAAGCGACTAAGAAGACAAGTGGGTTGCTTTGGAGCCTAATCTCCTCAAGGATTTCCTTTTCTTCTTCAATTCCTTCTTGTTTAATAGCAGCGCCATTCATTGAGGAACCGCCAGGGAGATTAATCGATTGGTATTTTTCGAGCGTTCGACCCCAAATTTTCTTAACTTTCGCAATCGCTAATTTCTTTACCAGAGGATTATTATACAAGTTAATCGCATCTTCTTTCTTAAAAACAAACAAAACACCTGCCGAATCAATCATTGGAGTTGGTTTAATTGTCATTTTAAAAGTGTTAGGATTCAAATCACAAACATATCTACGCTCAAACATTTCTTGAATTTCCGAAAGGTATGTCATTTGAATTTGAAAATCTGCCAGAACACCATAACCACCTAAATTAGCAACACCACCATAGGCATTTCCACCCATGAAGTTTCCCATTTGAAATTGCTGATATAACAATTGGTGAGGAATACTAAACAATTCATTTATTCCCATGTTATTCTGAGAAAGTTTAATATCAACAATAGAATCAATATTATCTGGTAATTGATACGCTGAAACTCCTGCACTTAAACTAATTGCTAAAGCGTCTCTATAAGTTCCTTCGCCCTGATTATATCTCTGAAATTCTTGAACTGCGTCATAGATACAATCAGAAACGTTCGCATCCGCAACTTCAACGTTGATAACAGGATTACCTAACATTCTCTTTATGTATGAAATAAATTCCGCTTCACTTGTTATCAATCCCATTTCATTTCTCCTTAAAACTCAAGATTTTTGAATTTAGCTTCTGTCTCTTTTTTCTTCTGTCTCTGTAGCTTCCGTTTCTCAGCCGCACTAATGTCGGAATAAACCTTTGGGCGACCTTTAGACTTCTTTTCTTTCTTCTCTTCTTCAACAATCAAAACATTATCTTGTGTAACTTTAGTTTCGATAGTCGGAGGAGTTAATTCGGTTGTAACATCTTCAGAATGAAATAAATCTCCAACCGGATTAAACTCAGAAACAATGTCGTTCTGGATGTCTTCAATAAACAACTCAGAATCACCAACATTCTCTTCAACTGGTCTTAAGTAATTGGAATAAATTCTACCAAGTCCTTCTGGCAAATCCATCACTTCTCCAGGTAGCAAAACCTTCATCTCTCCAGTCAAATGATTCTTCAACTCAAGAGGAACCACACGTATGTTTTCAAATAGCATGAACAAACCTTTCTATTTCTTCTAATCGCTTCTCTATCTTGTTTGAATCTTGGTCGTTGAACTTCTGTAAATTGTTTCTGATATATTCTATAGCTTTCTCAACCGTGTCAATTTTCCAACAATCATACCAAAGAGATAAAAACTTCTTCTTTGAAATGGTAGAACTCATCTTGTCTGCTAAATTTCCAAAATCCCTTAGAAATTTCTTCATGTCGTAAATGTTTTTAGTTGACTTTGGTAGAATAGAACGACCCGCTTTCAAATTGCCAAACCGACGCTTCTCTTCTTCTGTTGGAATATATTTTTCGTCATCCATAACTATATTTATGCGATGACTTTAAGTTCACCTTCTTCTGTGTAAAGTTCTATGTCTAAGTTCATTTTGTCAGCAATCCAATTCAAATTGTAAGAAGAAATAAGAGATGGAATGACTTTATCTTTCTTCGCAGCATTCTCAGATTCGGTTAACCATCTTAAATTGTTTGGGTTGTAACATAAAAGAATGTGGTCTGGATTAAGAAAATCAAAAACCGCGCAAGGAATAATATGGTCAATATGCCATTTCTCAGTTTCGTTTGGGCGAGGACCAAGATGTGCGATACAAGCGTCCCAATCAATTCCATATTCACTTGACTTCTTTGATTTTGTTCCGTTCATGAATTGATACAGACTTTTTCGCAGATTATGTTTTATACGAAAGTTTTCATCAGTGCGATATTTTTGTCGTTGTTTAGCGTTTCGGATGGGTTTATATTTCTCAGCATATTCTTTGTTTTTTATAATGTATTTTTCTTTGTTCTTTTGGTATTTTTCTGCTTGAGCTTTCTTTACATTTTCTCTATTGTTCTCAATATATTGTTTCTTATAATTAGCTTGACATTCTCTACATTGAACACTTCTACCAAACATAGAATCAGCCGCGTTAAATTGTTCAATTGGTAAAAGCTGTTCACAAACCTTACACCATTTATGCGTTGGTTCGATATTTTCATTTTCATACTTTGTCCGTAGCTCATTATTTAGCTTCCGAATTTTCATGTTATGTTTATAGCCGCTTGGCATGTTCTTGCCCATATTATTTTTCCTTACAATAAAAAGAGAGGCATTGCTGCCTCTCTTCTATTTAGTAGGATGTTACCCCGACTAATTAAGCGCCAAGAACCTTATCGAGGTTGGTGACAGTTGCTACACGGTAGTAACGGCCAGAACCGAGCAAGGAGTCCGTGATAGCAAATCGAGACATAACACCGATACGACGACCGAAGTTATCCTGGTCCTGAACAGCGTTATACAGTCCAGTGATGTAAGGGCTATAAATCAATCCACAGTCAGAAATACCTGGGCCTTTATACCCAACGAGCATGTAGTCCGAAGGAGCAAGAGCGTCACGATAAACCTTGATAGTTCCGTTGATAGTTCCGATTTCACACATTGTATGAGAAGCGTTAATATCAGAGGTGTTAGCAGTGAACTGAGGACCAGCAGCCTGAAGTGCGGTTGCGACTCTTGGAGAAACAACAGCGAAGTTACCAGCTCCACGGAAAGTTGCGGTTGCGATATCATTGGAAAGCTTGATGAGCAGGTTGACAAGAGTTGCGAACTTTTCTTGCGACCAACGACCATCAGCAGCCGATACGTCAAACGAAACAGGAGTTGCGCCGCCGTTAGAAGTATTGATAGCGGCCTGGATCATGCGACCAAGGATTTCGCGGTCAAGTTCAGCGGTGATTTCGTAGTTCAGGATGTTAAGCATCTCGCGCTCGATTTCAATACCCTGCATTGCTTTAAGGTCTTGAGCGGATTCGAGGGAGAACGAAGCACCGAGCTTACGGGTCTTAGCTTCAATAGCAACCTTATCAAGGAACAGCTTCATTGAAGGCATTGTCTTTGCGCCAATGCTCCAAGCTTCTGCGGTAGAGGTTGCGGCACCTTCACCGAACTTACCAGCGGTCGCGGAAGCGGAGAAGTTGTAAATAGCGGTCAGAGCGGTGGAAAGAGCAGAATTTGGAGTGGATCCAGTGTAACCTGAATATTCACCAAGCTTGCGGAATCCAGCTTCATACTGGTCAGATCCGCCGTTAAAAGCTGTGAGTCCGGCAGAAGCTCCGGTAGGAGGAACGCCAGCGACATCATAAGCATAACGGAGAGCATAAGCGAGACCGAGAGGGGAGTTTAGTGCCTGAACACCAACAACCTTGTGAGCAAAAAGGTCAGGGAACGAACGACGAACGAGGGCAAGAGCGATAGGCGAGAAACGAGCACCTTCACCAGAGTTGGAACCGAAGTTAGAAGTGGTGATTGCGTCTTCGTTAAGCTCCTTACGAATGTCCATGCGCTCCTGGTTTTCCAGAAGAACGGACATGTTCTCGCGAACGTCAGACTCAGTAATATTCGAGACAGATAGCTTGCCTGGAGCCTTAAGCCACTTCTCGTATGCGGTTTTACGATCAAAATTTTCCATTTTAAATATCTCCTTTAATGGTAAAAGTATTTATATTTTTTACCAAATTATTTTTTTGTTAGTCTCTACCAAGAAGATCGTTGACTTTATTAAACTTAAATGTGGTCAAATCTTCTTTCTTATCTTGAACTTTTTCTTCAATAACAGCAACATCACCAGCGAAAACATCAAGATTATCATTTTCATTCAACTCAGTTGTCGAAGAAGAAACAACATCTTCTGCTTCGGTGATAATATCTACAACAGTGTCAATCTTTGAAGAAACTTCCTCAAAGTCTTTTCCTTCAAGCATGATAGAAACGCGCTCTTTCTGAGACTCGGTCAATCCTTCGGTCTTCTGAGCAATCAAAAGCTGAGTCTGAACCTTCTCAATCTTTTCGGACAGAGCAATCTTTTCAGCCATAGATTCGTTAAGCTTGGTCTTTAGAGATTCGGCTTCGGTCTTAGCGGATTCAACAATGCTCTTTCCTTCAGAGTCAAGAGAGACAAACTTGGATTCAAACAAGCTCTGAATTCCGGCGATGATTGGAGCGTATGTTTCGTTAATAGCAACGGCTTCGAGCAGCTCATCAGAAATCTTAGAAGTAATCTCAAGATCGAGGAACTTGTCGAGCTTATCGACAACATTCTCTTCAAGAGTCGAAACCTTCTCAGCATACTCTTCATCGAGCTGGGCTTTGATTGCTGAAACCTTTTCATCAACTTCCTTAGCAACATATCCTTCAGCCATTTCCTGAATCTTTTCAATGGCAGTTTCTTTGAAAAGTTCGGTCTTGGTCTGATACTCTTCTTCAAGCTCTTTGGTCTTTGCCGAAACAGCTTCATCAATCTTCATAGCGGTAAACTCTTCAGCGAGATTCTCAAGTTCAGCCTTTACCTCTTCAACAATCAGGTCAGCACGAACCTTGGCCTTCTCTTCGATCAAAGAAGCAACCTGCTCCTCAAGCTGAACAAAATCTTCAGCCGAAAGAGAATCCTTAAACTTATCCAATACATTCATTTTAAAACCTCCGTAATGGTTACAATTATTTAGGAAATGCTGTATTTAGTTTTTCGGAGTTTTTAGGATTTGTTGAGAAATAGAATGAAAAAAGCCAATCTCTTTTGTGGAAATTGGCTTTTAAAGGAAATTATAAATAGAGGGATTACTTTAATGGAATTTTATATCCCCACCAATTAGATTTGTCTTTTACAACAAATGCGGTTTTAGAAAATTCTTTAAGGAATTCTTCTTTTGAATAACGACCTTCTGTTGTTCCGCCAGCTTCAATATTATGAATTAAAACATAAGGAGTTTTCATATCTTCTTCTGTTGGATATTTTCTTCCTTTAGTTGACGGCTTAAGTTTCATGAAAATAAAATTTTCATAACCTTTATCAGTTGAAAATACATGTTTTCCAGAATCCATTTGGTTAACTGCTTCTTTTGCCGATAGTTGTGTTTCTTCTTCGTTGCTCTCAACTATCATCTGAACATATTCATTAAATTTCATATTCTTTTTCCTCGTTTGAAGTATTTAGTTGGAAAACAAAAAGCCTTAAATTGTTGTTTAGAGCTTAAGACCACTTTGTTTGAAATGGAAAATTATAGCTTGGATTTCAAAAAAGATAAGAACTTTGATAAATCCTGAGCCAACTGACGAGAACCGTGTTTGGACAAGTCTTTTGTAAGATTCTCAACAGCCATTTCTACGATATCACCATGCTCGTTAATAATATATTCTTTGGCTTCCATTACGTTCGAAACGAAGGCATTTGGCGAGCTTGGATCACTTACGCAGTCCACGGCTAATAATTTGTAATCTGGCCCAACAACATTATCTTCGAGTAGAGAACCGATTCCTCTTGTAGAAACCGCGATTTGGCAATTAGCATCCATGAGAACTTTTAGAACTTTTCCGGACGGGGTATCTAAAACTTCTAATTCACCAAATCCGTGCTTTTTATCTCGTTCGTAATAAAGTTCTGTTATAATATGAGAAGCATCCATTAGCTTTACCTGAGCTATACTTGGATGATCTGCTGAACCAAAGCTGCGTCGTGTTTTTACTTTTTCTTCTCGGTATCTATTGATTTCATTTTCCATAATATCATCTGGATATTTTCTACCATTTTTGTTTCGGATAGAACTTTCCATCATTATTCCACGCATTTTATAAATCTTTTTATCTTCCTTGGCTTCCGTGATGTATTCAAACTGTCCGTGGTCTGCTAATTCAACTAACATTTTCATAGGATATTATTCCTCCTGTTTATTGTATTTATAAATAAAGAAAGCCCTCATTTTACCGAAGGCTTTTCTTTTTTCTAATTTTTATTTGTCTTACTTAGATTTTCACTTAGATTCTTTTGCTTCTGTAGCTGCTTTCATTTTCTCAACAAACTCTTTCTTTTTGTCCTGTATTTTTTCAGCAACCTTTACAGCAACCTTGTCTTCAATTACCGATTTAAGTTCATCGAGTTGGTTGTTTTGGATTAGTTCAATTATTTTAGCCATTTTCTGCTCCTATTTCTTTTATTTATAGTTCGTTAAAGCTTATTACAATTTCTTTGCTTTTTGTGAGGAATTCTTTTAGATTTTCTCTAGTTAGCTTGGTGTGTTTTTCAAATAAGACAGCAAGACCGTCAATTGCTGGAACACCTTTTTCGTTGAATAAAATATTGAATACAACACCTTTTACCGCCGGGGAAATTTTAACAGTGATAGTTCCTGTTTTGAGTCCATATTCTTTTCCGTATCCATATGTTACTGAACGAGGGTCTATTTCTTTTAGATTTTCTGATTTTAGAATTTCTAACTCGTCTTCCGTGAATGTTTGTTCTTTTTCAACATCTGATTCAACAAGCATTCCTACATAGTCTCCAAACTTCATATTTAACTCCTTATATTTCTTTGTAGTTCTTTATTTTTTCTTCCACTAGGTTTAGGAAATTCTGAACTATTTTATCAGTTAGGTATTTATTTTTAGTAGAAGATAGTTCAACTTCTGGTTGAGTATCTGCGAGTTTCAGAACCATGGTTGTTTGTTTTGTATCTGAGTAAACATCAACATAAAAATCTTCATATTTCTTTACGGCAGATTTTTTGTTTTTTGAAATTTGAAATCCGTAGTTCTTTAGAATTTGGATTTCTTCTTGAGTTAGAGAGTTTGGTTTTTCGAAACTCTCTTCTTGGTTGTAAAACTCTCTAAAGTTCAAAATTTAGCCCAAACATTATCAAAATCTTCTTCAGCTTTTACTAGAGCTTCAAGTTCTTCGGCAACTGCTGGAAGATGTTTTTTGATTTCTTCTAACTGGACATCTTCGAGTTCATAGAGAGAATCTTTGTCGTTGATGTGGTGAACAACTTTGACATTCACTCCACCAAAATCTGCGGGTGTGATGACAATGATTCTTGCTACGCGTCCTTCTCCTAAAATGTCAATGGTTGCTCTGTCTTTGTCTGAGCTGATTCTATATTTGAGTTGCTTGAGAATTTTGATGTCAGACTCAGAGAATTCTTCGTTAGATTCAGATTCTGAGAGATACTTTTTATATGTGGTGTATCCAAAGTCTGGTTCGGTTTTTAGAATTTTTGAATTTTTGAAAGATTTGGTTAGAGCTTTTTCTACTTGTTCTTTTGTAGCTTTTTTAGGAAGAGTGTTTAGAGCATTTGTTAGAATTTCATCAGCTTCGTCTTGTGGCATGTTTTTTGGAAGGTCTACATAAATATCTGTTTTCTTTCCATCAATATAAGTAACCAAATGAACAATTGATGTTACAAAGTCAGATTTTGCTTCGCTGATTTCTTTAGTTTCTTCTTTTCCAAATTTATCCTCTAGAACATTATACAAGTCTTTAGCAGATTCATTTCCTTCATCATCAATTCCTGTTTCCATTCGTCCTGGTTTGTATTCGGACTTAGAAAGAGCAGAATAAAGATTTGAATACTGGCCTGAATGATAATCCGAAGCATACCAATAGATAGCTACTTCAATATCGGTTTCATCTAATCCCCAGGATTTTGCTTTTTTTGTTAACACTGATTTCATTTCGTCATATGTTGGGTCTTTGAAAGTTTTAGACTCTGTTAATAGCTGGAGATAATCATTAAATTTCATATTTATTTTCCTCGTTTGAAGTATTTATGATGAAAATAAAAAAGAACAACCATTGCTGATTGTTCTTTAGTTCATGTTTATTTTCTATTAAACTTCTGGTTCTGCTTCTGGTTCGGTTTCAGGAGATTGTTTCTCAGCCTTCTTTGCTTCTTTTTCTTGTTCTCTCTTCTGGCGTTCGGAAATGGTTTTAGCGAGCTTTCCTACTTTTACTTCAATGATGTCACGTAGATTATCTGAAATTGTTTTCATTACTTTTCTTTCGTCATCTGTGAAAACTTTCTCTTTGTTCTTAGATGCTTCGTTGGCAGCATTAACTTTCTTTCGGATGTCAATGAGTGCTCTAGAAACATCTCCCGAGGCATTCATATTCCCTTTTACACTCATGTCTGCGAAAATATCAGCAAGGCGTGAAACAATCTCTTCAAAATTAGAAATTGTATCAGCTGCATCTGAGAAAGGAGCAGTTCCTACATCTTCTGCTTCATTAAGTTTTTCTTCAATATATGATTTGAAATCCATTTGTTATTCTCCGTTATATCTTTATTTATGATTGCCAACGTTTTCTTGGGCATTCAGCATTCAGATAGAAACATTTAGTTTTTAATTCAGCATCTGGCCAGAAAACTGTTTTTGGGCATCCACACTCTTTACAATAATTTCTATTTTTTATTGAAACATTCCAAACACAATCAGAGCATTTACTGATTCTATTTGCGTATGTTTTGAAATCAGTTTTTGGTCCGAATTTTGCTTTTAGATATGATTTTATTTTTTCAAAGAGTGTGAGCATGTTCAAACTTTTTTATTAACGAATCTAACTCTCCACAAAGTTCTATCAAATCTTTTGCTTGATGGACCGAATGAATCTTAGAAGAAAGAAAGATTTTTTCATTTGTCTTTAGTTCTCCAGTTCCAATCAAATCAGCTTTGTAACCATTCTTGATTTTCTTAAGATATAAAGTTGTATGATAGAAATCTTTGACAACTCCGGTATCAACATCTTTATATCCATAAGTTTCTAGTTCTTTTATTTCTGAGTTTTCAAATGCTAACTCTTCTTCAACTTCGTTTATTTTACGATTTATATATTCATCGAAATCCATATCTAGTTTCCTTATGGTTCAGGGAATTCAGTCTCACCAGAGGCGATGGAATTTGGGGTTTCTTCTGGTTGTTCTGGCGGAACTTCTTGAACGGGAACTTCTGACTTTGCTTCAGCAGACCCATCTTCGTTCTCACCTTCTTCTGGTTTTGCGCGTTTCTTTTCTTTTTCAGGAGGATTTGATTTCTTTCCAGCTTCAATCAATTCTTCTGCTTTTTGCTTTTGAAGTTCTTGGAATTCTTGGTCATTCATTCCCCAAATTTCCTGCATAACAAACTTCATCGGCCACAAACCATTTGGATTATCTTCTGAAACAACATCGCCTGTGAACTGAGAAAGAACGTCCATCTTAGCTTTTAGGACTTGTAATTTCTTCTGTTCCGCAAATGCGTTCTCTTCAAAATACTTAATACTAAACAATTCTTCTTTTGTGTATGCTTGGTTAATCTGATTAGATAGTCTAAGCTGCTGAATCATAATTTCAATAATAATCTTAGAAAAACGAGTTCTTAGACGATTGATAAATTTAGAAAACTTTAATTCTTCTCGTGTAATTTCACCAGGGGCCATTCCGGTTGAAACTGTATTAAGTGTATCTTCCCAACGAGAACGAGGAATGTTAAGAGTTTTGTAAAGCTTTCTTAAGAAATAATTAACATCATCTAATTCACCAAGATTCATTCCTGATTGGAGAATGCTCACATCTGTTCCACGACCATCGGAATCCTTTAAGAACCAATAATCTTGTGTTAGTGCCTGAAACGATTTTGTCGAATCTACTTGTCCAGTTTGTTGATTGTAAATGTCATTTTTTCTGTAATTGTGAATAAGATTCTTTAGAAATTCCGTTGCTTTTCCTTGAGGCTGTTTTCCTGAGTTGATGTTCCAAAGACGACGCTCTGGAGCACGGACTAAACGATAGATGATTACCGCATCCTCTAATGATTTCAATTGGTTATACGTCCTTATTGTAGACTGGAGATAACCAAGGACATCCATATATGAAGACCCATATTCTCCATAGTTAACATACGTGACCTGATTTGATTCAAACATGATTGTTGGCGTGTTCTGTGTTGCTGCTGGGTTTGCCATTTGCTGAGAATTAGTATTTACTGGCATTGGTTGCTGGATAAATTTCTTAATCACACTTCCTTCATAAACAGGATGTGTAATGGCTGCTGGTAACAAGCGGACACGAATGATTTTATTTCCATCATTATTCAAAACCATTTCAAGATAAAGCTCTGACTCAACCAACCAACGACGAAAATATTCCCAACCGTATTTCTGGAATTTCAAAACATCATTAACAACATAATCAAATGTTTTTCTAATAATTCTCTCTTCTCTCGCGGGTAGTTCTTTATTGATTACTAAGTCAACATAACGACCATCTTCATTGGATGTAATTGCTTCATCACAAATAGTATCAATCGCATCCTTGATTTCTGGAAAGTTTGACATTTCACGATACAGAGAAATCTTTTGCTGTTTGTTGAAGAAACTTGTTTTGAAAAGTGCTTGTGTGTTGTTAATTCCAAAAGCCGCTAAATCTTTGTTAGATGACGCACCTGAACCGAAAAACTCATAGTCTTCCGAAGATATACCCTGCGCGTTTCTTTCTCCCTGAATCTCTCTATCTTCTTCCTGCTTGTATTTTGAATCCAAGAAGAATTTCGAAAAAGGGTTAAAGTAATTAAATTCCATATTCGCTCCGTTCTAACTATATTTAGTGTTCCAGAAACGGATTGTCTCTAATAGTTCCAGATGAATAATAATTTTCAACATCACGTTCAAGAATTTTTGGATTGGTTCCTTTTGGATATGTTTTAGCTTTTCTTGGGTAATTTTCTGATTTAAAATCAACTGCCAAATCATCATGCGCCTTTTTAAGAACGTTTTGTATCTGAACTATCTGTAATCTTGTAGGTTTTGTTACAATTTCCAATCCTGGAAGTTCCGGAATGTAACGAATAGTTCCTGTATTTTTCAAGAAATATTCCATTGCTCTTGTTTGGTTTTCTTCTGAATGCTTGAAAAAATTTGTTATAAATCGGTGGTCATTAGCTCTTGAATGTCCGCCGCCGAGATTTATTACATTACCATCCGGAAGAATATATCCTGTAGACGAATTAACAAACCGACCAATTGAAATATCCGTTTCTTTCTTGATATTTTTCAAAACTTCTTTCAAAATATCTTTTTTTGGTTTTTCTTTTTTAGCAATTCCTAGAACTTCTTTAAATATTCTGCTCCAATCTCCATCAAAAATAATGTAAAATTTCTTATCTTTTTCACCATGAAGAAATTTATGTTTAGATACTAATTCTTTTAAATCTTTTGGACTTCGGATGTCATAATCAGCAGCATTTAACATGTTTGAAATCTTTTTTAATTCGGCATCTGTAAAAGATTCAATGTCTACATAAAACTTATCATCTCTTATTACATATCTATCTTCATTTTCTTTAAGATAAAATTGTTTGAAATTCATTTGTTTAGTTTCTCATCATAGAAATCTTCTTCTGTTCTTGTTAGCTTTCCGCTTTTAATATGGTCAATAAGTTGTTTGATGATTCTCTTCTTTCTGAGAAAATTTCGAATATCGAACGCATATAATTGTTTAGATTTTTGTGAAGGTGTTTCATAGACAGCAATTCCGCCGTCAATGTCATCATCTGATACAAAATTCAAATAAATTCCCGTTTCAGGAAGATGATATTGAATTATATTTTTAGAATTAACTTTTTCAAAACCTAATTCTTTTATGACTTGCTGAATTTCACTATCCAAAGATTCTGTTAACATAGAAACATATTCATTAAATTTCATAAAACTCTCCATTTAATTATATTTATCCAAGTTTGAAAAGCGTGTCTACAAATTCAAAACCTTGTTCTTCGTAATATGTTTTTCTTGCTTTAAAATGCTTAAATATATAATTATCAATCTCTTTGTTTCCGTGTTTGTATCTTAAATCGTCAACAATATCCCAAAGAACCATTGATTCTTTACTCTCATGTTTTCTCAATCCACGACCAATTGACTGTAAAATTTTTATCTTAGATTTATAAGATGAATAGAAAACAATATTATGTAATCTTTTAACAGACCATCCAGTTGAAAGTGTAGAATAAGTAGCGACTAATAAAACGTTTCCTTCAGATTCCATTTTCTGTCTAATTGTCTCACGAACACTAGCTTTAATTTCTCCGTAGATTTTATAAACACTATATTCTGTCCCATAATTATCTTGGAGATATTTGAATGTTTCTTCTAAGTGGTCAATCTTATGAACAAGAAATAAAGAATTCTTTCCTTTGTCTGTTTCTTTTATTATTTTGTCAAGCACCGAAAGTCTTGGAGAATATGAAGTAACAAATTTCATCTCTTCATCATATGTCCTACTTACTTTGAAAGAATTGTCATATTTCAATATCATGTTGTTTATCTTTACATCCGACGCGAAACCACGGTCAATCAATTCCCTTGTAGTTACATCATACACAATAGGACCAAGCATTCCTACAATTGTTTGATTGGTAGCCTTGTTAGCTGGCATTGTTCCTGTTAACCCTATACGAACATCAGCATTAACACAATATTTACAAATACTTTGAATTGTTGCGCCAGATGACAAATGTGTCTCGTCAATTATTAACGTATCAAACTTTTCAAAAAAACCAGGTCGCTTTCCTTGAAGACTCTGCCACGTTGTTAAAAGAATAGGAAGATTGAAATTTAGTTTTTCTTTTTTGATTTGAGAGTGTAATTTACAAACATTTGAATCAACTTCTGTAAATCCATAACTGACAAAATCCGAATACATCTGTTCAACCAGAGAGATGTTGGGAACAATAAACAAAATGTTTCTGTCTTCCTGTAAAAGTTTGCGACAGAATAAATATTGAATGAAACTTTTACCAGCAGAAGTGGCTAAACGACAAATTCCACGTTTGTTGTTTAATGCTTTTAGAATTGTATTATGTTGGTAATATCTTGGATAAAGTTCCGAATCTTTAGGAATGACTTCATCATAAAAATCATAAAGAGATTCATCTGTTAACTCATTAAAAAGGCTAGAAGTATCAAAATCTAATTCTAATTCAATCTGATTCTGATGACAATACTTGGATAACTTTGGAAGTAAACCAATTGGTAAAAGTGAATTTTGTTTGTCGTAGTGACGTATCTTACCATCCCAAAAAGAAGCTCGAAATTTCGGATGAAACATATAATTCTCTGCAAACTCAGCAAAGAATCCATACAAATCCATTTCAATACTTTTAGTCGTTTGAAGCTTTAAGTAAACTTCATTCAGTTTTCTTGCTATTATCTTGTTGCTCATAGTATTACTTATGGGAAATAAATTAGGTTAAAATAATCCCCAACATTTAGCAGATTTCTTCAAGTATTTTATTGCCTAAGATTAACTCAGGAATAATCTTATCAGCTTTCTGTAAATTCTCTTCAGCAGTAATCCATCTTAAATTTTCAGGACAATGAGCTAACCGAACATGCTCTCTGTCATCAAATTGAAAAACAGAAATTGGAATGTTGTGGTCAAGATGATAACCTTTCCCTGGCTTAGGTCCTACTTTTTTGTAAATTGCTTCAAAATCTATTCCATATTCTTTACAAGCTTCAGTCTTACCATTTTTCGAAAATATTCGGAAACCAGCTAGAATACGACCTCGTAACTGAACATTAAATTTAGCTTGTGGATTGTTGTCAAGGTATTGTTTATTACTCTTATACCTTGCTGATTTATTTTTCTCTTTTGTTGCTTCGTAATACGCTTCTTTTTCTTCAACAATTCTTCATGATTTTCTTCACGCCAACGTTTACATTGTTCGCTTATTTCTTTTTTGTGCGAATCTCTATATTGTTTTTGATATAATTGGTTTTCTATTTTTCTTTGTTCTTTATGTTGTTGTTTTTGTAATAATTCATCTTCTGTTTTTTCAGGAATTTGTTGTATTCTAAGTTCTCTATTTATTTTACGCCTTTCTTTTTCCCTATCTAATTGATTCCTATATTCTTCCGGATTTTCTTTTCGAAATTTTTCACGTCTAACTCTTTCTTTTTCTCTATAGTTTTCTAAATTTTGTTCTCTACGCAGTTTTTCCTTTTTTGAATGACAACTCCTACATTGATTTGTTGAATGAAACTGTTTTATTTCTTTTTCTTCACCGCAATACTTACATATTCTCATTTTTATTTTTCCTTACAAAAAAGAACAACCATTTCTGATTGTTCCGTTAAATTTTTATCCTTTTAATTTATTAACTTGCGAAAATCGAGGGTAGAAACTTACGCAAATATTCTCGGGCTTTAGGAGTCATTTTCCCTTCAACCAGAAGTCCATGAGTTGTCAAATCTTCATCTTCATCAATGGATTCATTTACCAGGGATTCGGCAAGAGAAGCAACAACCAGAGAACGAAGAGACTTTGCGGACAGTTTAATGTCATTTAACTCTTCTTCTTTTAGGGTAGTCTCATATTCCGACTTAGAACATTCTGGAGTAGAAGATTCGGAAGTTTCAGAACTCTCTTCAGATTTCTCAGCCTTCTTCTTTCGCTTTGCCTCTTCAATAGCTTCTGCGTCTGGATTAACGTATGAATAGTTTGAAATCCCAAAAGCCATATCAGCTTCAGCTAACAGAGCTTTCTTTACTTTTTCTTTTAGGTCGCTCATTTTCAGTTTCCTTTTCCTTATTGGATGTTTCCTTATCATTATTTATGGTAACTTGTTTCGAATATTTTTCTTTTAGAATGTCGATAACTTGTAAACGTGCATCATCCATTTTTGTTTTCAGAGCATCCATATCTTTTTTGAATTTAATTTCGCAAGCCATTTGAAAAATCTGAACTGGGTCTGTGATGAATTTTTGTTCCGAATACAAAGTATCGGAAATATTTACCAATTCATCAATCATATTCTGCTTCGAGTTTGGTAATCCATATTCAAAATTATTGTCTTTAAGATACGTTTTAAACTTCATTGTTCCACCTATTTCTTTTATTTACCTGCCTCATATTCTTTCCATTTAATAAAGTTTGTGATGTCATATCTGAGGCTTTTAATATTTTCTTGTTGTGAGTGAATATATCCAATAATAGTTTCTCTTTTTGCTATTTCGAGATTTATTTCCTTTAATCTAACATCACCATTCATCTTTATCTTTACTTCTTCTCGATTATCATACAAGATTCTTCCGGTTTTGATAGAATCCTGAACATCTGAGAGAATACTCGAAAGTTCTGAACGTAACTCAGAAACATACATCTCTTCATTTGTGCAGATTCCAGTTAGGTTTGAGTAAATCCTTGTTAATTTTTGTAGTTTTGAGGAGAGAGTGAGTTCATCAAACACCAGTTCGCGTTCCATCACTGTCTTTAATTGCTCAAACTGGTCATACGTTATTGCTTTATCTTTGTAGGTTGTCATGTAGATATTTATCCTTTTTGTTATCATTATAAATGCTTGATGTTGAGCGAAGCGAAACAAAAGCATCCTGAGCCGAAGGCGAAGGCGTGTAAAATATTCATCAAAGATTGTAGATGGCTGGCTGGATTTTCTTTCGGTTTTTAATAGGGCGGATGTTGAGGTTCGCCAAAGGCTCACATGTTTGACTTCGTTTCACTCAGCCAAACAGCGAAATATTTTCTTTTTGTATATGGTCTTTTTATTGTCCAGCCTCATGGTTACTATTGTCTTTAATTTAACAGACCTTCCCCCAGCCCCCTTCAATGAGTGGCCAGGAAGAAGATAATTAGACACTCAATCTAATCACCCTGAGTAACGTAAACCTTCTAAGCCATCGCTCAGTCTTCGGTCAACAAAAGTCCGTTTCTCCGTCATAAAATTCAAACTCATTCAGATTTCTCCAAACTTTGTATGCTCCCAGCTTCTTACGGCTACACATACAAAACCACTCCAACGGTCATCCACCACGTTTCTTCTCAATTTTCTCATTGTGAAGGTTCTGAGGATCGATCTTCTTAGGGAAGCCGGAGCATAGGCGAGCGTTTTACAACTCCCAGCAGATTCGGTAAACCTGCAATGACTTTATATTATCTTTGGAAAAAATAATTGTAAAGCATAATTATTTATAGTTGACATGAAAAATCTTTAATCCAAGGGTAAAATAAATACTAGAGGACGCATATGAATCCAAAATACTTCTATCTGATACGAAATACTAATGGTGTAGAGACTGTTGATTTTCGTAGAATTTTTGATAAATTTGAAAGTAGTGAGAATATTTTCAAACTACTGAACAAGATTTCACATTATGTAAATTATTTTGATGACGTAACAGACAAACAATCTTATGAACTTTGTAGTTTGGTTTCTAAAAATTTCAAAACTGTAAGAGTTGATAAATCCAAGCTATTCAATAATAAAAAAATTGATAGACTGTATTTTGAGGAAGTTGTAGTTCAGTTATTAGAAGAATATAAAATTGAAAAGAAAGTAGTTATTTTTTCAGCATCCGGATATTACTATTTTGTTTTTGGTCTAACAGAAAAACAAATTATTAAGAACATGAAAGACCACATCTACAAGATTCATCCATTGTTTTTTGAAAGGATGAATGAGAAAATGAATTCGTTGTTGAATGTAGTTTCGTTCAAGGTTAGGAAACTTTTTAATGTATGTTAAATTTGAGAATTTGAAATTTAGAAACATTCTTAGTTATGGAAACGATACTACAGAAGTAAATTTTCAAACAGGGATGACTTTAATTTCAGCTAAGTCTGGAAGTGGAAAATCAACAATCATTGATGCTTTATCTTTTTGTCTATACGGGAAACCTTACAGAAAAATAAAGATAAATGAACTTATCAACAGAAGAAACAAAAAGAAACTTTACACAGAATGTTCTTTTTTAATTGGAACTGATAGATACAAAATTATAAGAACGTTGATTCCAAACACTATTGAAATTTACAAGAACGATGTATCTCTTGAAAAGTTGTCGTCTAAAAAATTAAATCAAGAAGAAATTAACAAGATTATTGGAATTGACCATAATTTGTTTCGGCAGATTATTGCTTTGGCTATAAATTACAACAAAGGATTTTTAGCATTAGAAGCTGCTGAGAAAAGAGATATTGTTGAATCTATTTTTAACATCAAAGTTTTCGCGGAGATGGTTAAAAAATTAAAGAATAATAACGCTACATTAAAAGTTCAAAGTCAGTTACACATTGGTCAGATTTCTATTTTGGAATCTACTATTAAGACGCTCAAAACTCAGATTAACAATATTGAAAAAACAAGATTGACCTTTGATATAGATAAGAAGACTAATATTGATAGATTGAATTTGGAATTTTCTAATAAAGAGACAGAGTATAAACAATTATTAGAAGAAAATAAAACATTAAAAGAAAAAAATGAAGAATTGACTTCAACATTATTTTCGATTGATTTTCAAGTAGAAGTTTCAGAAATCAATGGAATTTTGAAATTTGCAGAGAAACAAATTATTGATGCTACGGAACAATTAGAACTTCTTGAGAGTAATGTTCATTGCCCATTTTGTAATTCGGAATTGACAGAATCACATAAAGAAACTGAACAAATTAGATTAAATAAAATTATATCAGATTGTAAGAAAGATATACTTCAGGCAAAAGAAAAAAGAAGCATTCTGTCTCAGCAATATACGTCTAATGAAAATATCAAAAAAGAAATTTTAAAGAACGAAACTAAACTTAATTCAAACAAACTTAAGATTTCTTACATAAAAACAGAAGTTAAAAGAATTGTCACAGAATTAGAAAAAGAAGAAAATAAAGAATTTAATTTTGACGATACTTCTCTTAAGGCGGATTATGAGCAGAAAATAGAATCATACAAAACAATTTCTTCAGAATATTCTAAAGTTCAAGAAGATATTAAATATAATGATTTTGCTCTTAATATTTTATCAGAACAAGGAATTAAATCATTCTTATTTAAGAAACTGATTCCAGTTCTTAATGTTAAAATAAACCATTATCTTGATTTGTTTGACCTTCCGGTAAGTATCAATTTTAATGATATGATGGAAGAGAATATAACAAATATTGGTGGAAAAGAAAATATTTCATATATGACTTTTTCCGAAGGTGAGAAGAAGAGAATTGATATTGCTATCATGCTTTCTTTTATCGATACAACAAAAACTATTTCTAACTGGAATTGTAATTTGTTGATGTTTGATGAAATCCTTGATACGTCTATTGATTCGGAGGGACTTGATAAAATTATGGGGTCTATTAAACAAATGACTATTGATGATACGAAACTCTGCTCATATATCATTAGCCATAGAGACACCGACCATGAAAATTATAATAGAAAACTAATTGTTACAAAAATCGGAGGATTCTCAGCATTAAAAGATTAAAAATAATAAAATTTAATCTTTACAAATCATTTTTCTAACGATAAAATAATATAAAGAGGTGACGATATGGCGCAAAAGAAAAAGGGATACATAGATAACGCAAAGTTCTATGAACTGATTGTAGAGAAACAAACTTTGGCGCAATATCTGAACGAAAACGTAGACTCTCAAAAATCATTTAGACTTAATAGAGTAAACAATGAGATTGGTAGAAAACTGATTAAAATAGCGAATGGGATGGCTAAACGACCTAACTTCACAAACTATCCAACGGACCAATTAACGGATATGCTTAGTGATGCCATTTTTAATATGGCTAAAGCAGTTGATGGATATGATATTACAAGAAGCAATCCGTTCGCATATTTTTCTCAAATCACTTGGAATTCTTTTATAGCAAGCATCCAAGGAATGAAAAAAAGAATAAAAACAACAATCAATGTAGAATTCCTCGACAATTTCGATAGCTTAGATAATGATATGACTGGAAGTGATGAGTAACGAGGAAAAATGAAAGTAGCATTAGTCAGCGACACGCACCTGGGGGTTAGAAAAGGCAGCGAAATCTTTCTAAATTCGCAGTTAAAATTCTTTCGAGAGCAATTCATTCCAGAACTAAAAGAAAAAGGAATCAAAACAATCATTCATCTTGGTGATTTCTTTGATAATCGTGTTCACATCAATTCAAAGATTCTAAATGCCACTATTGAACTTCTTTCTGTTGATTTCAAGGATTTTGATTTCTACATTCTTGTTGGAAATCACGACTCTTACTTTGAATCAACAATCGATGTAAATTCAATTGAGCCACTTTCTCTAATTCCAAACGTTCACATCATCAAAAAAATTGATGTTTATAATATTTTAGGGAAAGATATCACTCTTATTCCTTGGGTAACAAAACATTCAGAAGCCGAAGAAATTCTTAAAAATCTCCCAAACACAGATATATCAATGGGACATCTTGAATTAACTTCTTTTGATATGTTTAGAAACAAAGTCTGTGAACATGGAATGAATTTTCAATTGTTTGCTGAAAAATACAAACTAACTTTCTCAGGTCACTTTCATACAAGGTCTGAGAAAACTTTTGTGAATGGGAACAAAATTGTTTACATGGGAAATCCTTATCATCTAACGAGGAATGATGTTGGGGATGAACGCGGATATTGTGTTCTTGATTTAGAAACACTTGAATATGAATACGTAAATAACAAAGTTTCTCTTAAATATCTCACGGTAACATATCCTAAAAAGTTGACAGAAACAGATGTAAAAGGAAACAACGTCGATGTGTATGTTGACTTTCAAAGCGCATCTGAAGAAGATATACATACTTATATCAAGGTGATTGAATCTTACCAACCCGCATTTCTTCCAGTTCAAATTAAATCAATTAACTCTATTTCTTATTCAACTTCGGCTGATATAGAAATAGGAACTGTGACGGATTTGATGACAGAATATATTCAAGCTTTACCAATCGACAATAAAGATAAATTAACAAAATTACTGATGAGTTTGTATGATGAATGTATAAGGGAATGATAAAATGGAAAATTTAACAGACGAGACTTTTAAGACAAATATTGAAACAGGAATTGTTGTAGTTGATTTTTATGCCGAATGGTGCTCTCCATGTAAAATGCTAAAACCATTTCTTGAAAAAAAGCAGAATGAATTTCCTAATGTTAAATTCTTCAAGGTAGATACAGAAGAATGTGATAGGCTAACTTCAATCTATCAAATCAAAGCACTCCCAACCGTTCTAATTTTCAAGAATGGAGTTGAAGAAGAAAGAATCGTCGGCTTTTCCGCTCCAACAATTGAAGATAAAATTAGGAAGGTCGTTGGATGAGTAATAAGAATAGAAATTTAGTCTATGGTGTTGGAATAAATGATTATGATGGAAATATTAGTGTCCACGGCAAGCATATGAAATCGTATAAATGCTGGCTGAGAGTTCTTGAACGATGCTACGACACGACATATAAAACAAAAAATCCAACATATAAAGATGTAGTAATATGTGATGAGTGGATTCGTTTTACGGCTTTCAAAGAATGGTTTGATGTTAATTATGTCGAAGGATATGAAATCGACAAAGATATTTTAGTTCAGGGAAATAAAGTATATTCTCCAGATACATGTTGTTTTGTTCCTCGGAGAATCAACACATTGTTACTTAATAAACAGAGGACTAATACTAATGGATTTATTGGGGTTTATAGGAATAGCGATAATATATATAAAGCTTTTATGCAGATGGATGGTAAACAAAAACACATAGGATATTTCAATACAGCAGAAGAAGCATCGGCGGCATATATAAAAGCGAAAACAAAATATGCCACAGAAGTTGTAACAGAATATTTTAACAACGGAATGATTGATGAGAAAGTAAGAGACGCTATTATCAATAGAGATTGGACAAGGTAAAGGGAAATAATGGAAACTTCTACATTTGAACAGTTTAAGCAATCAATAGATGACATCGCAGGAATACAAACGGCTCAGAATATGGTTCCAGTTAAGAAAAGTATTCTTCTTAGTTTTGTATCTGACAGCTCCGGATGCGGTCACGTAAGAAACATTTTCCCCATGACTTATCTAAATTCCGTCTACGGAAAGAATTCCGACATTATTCCCATCATTTCCCCGATGTTTATTTGGCAGCAGGATATTCTCGTTCGGACAAAATCAATTTTTTTCCAGCGTCAGATGAGTCCAGACCAGTTAAAAGCTATTCACCAATACAAAGAACTTCAGAAGTCTTACAAGTTCAAGATGGTTTGGGACATTGATGATTTTATTTGGGGTGCTAATGAACAACAAGGGGGAACTATAGATGATGGTGTTCCTACTTATAACTTTGGTTGGAGAGGAATTGTTCCAGAAGTGAAAGCAGCATCTATTGAAATTATGAAACTGATGGATTTAATTACGGTTTCGACAGAATATTTGAAGTGGTATTTGACAACAGTTAAGGGAATTACGGTTCCTATTAAAGTTGTTCCTAATGCTATTCCTAAGTATTTTTGGGGAAACAAGCGTAAGAAGCCTATTACAAAAGATATAGTTCGTCCAAGAGTTGTTTACACTGGTTCTCCAACACATTACAACAACCAAGAAAAACTCGAAGGTGATTTTAAGAATGCTTGGAAGGATTGGGTAATCAAAGCAGTAAATGAAAACAGGATTGAATTTTACTGTATGGGTGGATTGCCGTTCTTTTTTGAATCAATTAAAGACAAGATTAAGATTGTTGATTGGGTGAATTCATTTCAATATCACCACACTGTAAAAGACATCAACGCAGATTTTGGAATCATGCCTCTCGTTCCTAATAACTTCAACTATTCCAAATCTGACATTAAAGCAATTGAACTTTACTCATGTGGAGTTGCTTGTATCGGAACTACATTTACAAATGGAAAGCCTTCACCATATGACAACAATCCTTTGAAACTTCCGGATAATTGTTCTGTTAAAGATATTGACAATATGATTGCTAAGTATTCAAAGGTTGACGAATATAACAAGATTCTTAATATTCAATACAACAAGATGATTAAAGAACACCGTTATCTTGAAGCCCCGGAATATGTTAAGATGTTAGTAGAGAGTTATTTCATTTAGGATTAAACATGGCAAAGAAAAAAGAAAAATATGTTCCGATTGTTTTGTGTGGTTCTTTCTTTGAAATTTCAGATGTAAAAGAAGCATTTGAGTTGTCTGAGGAAGTCAGTATTGAAGATGTCACAGAGAAATTCAAGAACTTCTTTTTAGGAGTTGATTTCAATGAGTATCCAGAGTTCATGAAAAATATGATTCTCATTCATTCTGATAAAATTTTGTATGAAGATAAAGATGAGATTAAAGGATATTATGTAGGAATTCCGTTCTTTGATGTTCCTGAAAATTTCTCAATCAAGAGAGTTTGTATTGACGTAAGAAATCTTTTTGTGAATTCTGGATTTGTCTCCGGAGAAATTGACTCAGATTTTGTAAAAGTTTTCGCGAAGATTCTGAAAATAAACGAATAAAAACAAAAGGCTGAATTTTCAAGTTTGGCCTTTTTTGTTAGAAGAATCTTTATTCCGAAGATAAAATAATATAGAGGTCCACATGACAGCTAAATTATTTCACGGAGATTGCTTAGAAATTCTTCCAACGTTACCAGACAAATCGGTAGATGTTGTTATTTGTGACCCTCCATTTGAAATGACTGCTGCGTCCTGGGATTCTTTGATTCCTTTTGATTTTATGTGGAAAGAATTGAATCGGTTAGTTAAGCCTAAAGGAGCCATGGTTCTTCATGCTTCTCAACCATTCACATCTATGTTGGTTATGAGCAACCAAAAACAATTCAAACATGAGTGGATTTGGGAGAAGCACCAAGGAACAAATCCTATGGCCGCTTCTTATGCTCCGATGAAATGTCACGAATCAGTTCTTGTTTTCTGCGACGGTTCTCCTAATTATTATCCGCAAATGGAAAAAGGAAAGCCATATGGAGGATTCAAAGGAAACAAAGGAATTGGAAAGATTTACGGAGATAATCTAAAGTCTGAGCATCGAGACAATCTGGAAGGAAGTAGATATCCTCGTTCCGTTCAATATTTTGCTGGAGAAAAAGGATTCCACCCAACACAAAAACCTGTTGAACTGATGGAGTATCTTGTTAATACTTATTCGGCAGCGGGAGATGTTGTTTTAGATTTTACAATGGGGAGCGGAACAACCGGAGTAGCTTGCGTTAATCTTGGAAGAAACTTTATAGGAATTGAAAAGGATGACGAATATTACAAGATTTGCGAACAACGAATTAACGAAGCTACAAAGAAAGAAGAGAGAAAGAACAAAGGATTAAATAGGTTTGTTAGATGAAGATGATTACAAAATTTGGTTGGTGTGAATCTTTTAAAGAATTTCTCCTTTATGGAGCAGATGTAGAAACTTTTATTTCGTTAGGTTATTATAGATTTACGATAAATGGTAATCAAATACAAAAAAGAAAGATGTTTCGTGAAAATAACGCTAACAGTTGAAAACTTCTTTGAAAACGAATTTGAATTTATAGAACTTGGATATTTCGTTTCTGATAATTCAATAAGATACAAAGATATTGAGATGATGAATGAGGCATCTCAAGAAGATTACATATTAACAAGAAGACAATTTCTAAATTTGAGAAAACAATATATAGAATGGTTTAAGAATTACAAATGAAAATTAACTTAGAAATACACCAAGTAAACGTAAATGGATTTTTAGCCACCCGAAAAATATGGTCATTTGTTCGTTACAGAGCTCGAGGTAGTTCTGGATTGATAATTGCGTTTGATGATGATATTTTAATTAGTAAAAAATGTAATTTTGATAGATTAAATAAAATATTTAACATAACGAGATATATAAGATTATGAAAATAATTAAATTTATAAAATATTTGTGGAAAAATGATTAAAAAAGAAAACTACCAGAAACCAAAAATGGCTTTGGGACGTTTTCGGCGGATAATTGGTTTATACAGGAGCCTGACCAGCATGAAAATTAAATTTAAGTTGTGTGAAAACTTTTTGTTCATAGATTTGGCCCATTTCAAATTAAAATCAAAACCGGCATATGAAGCATTGATATCTGGTTATAGAGCTTTATATCGTTATGGTGATTCGTATAGATTTATTACTCCATTTACAATTAAAAACAAAAAGAGATATTCATTATGAAAATTGAAACAAAAGTAACATTACCATCAAATGATTTTTCGGAAGATTTTATTTTTCATTTCGGTAGTGTATTTTATTTTCTATTTGATGGATTTATAGAAGCGTTTCCAATAAACAATTTCCCTTCAAAGCACGAACATGTTTATGACATGAATGAGAATGTTAATCGTAGAGAAATGCTAAAATCTTTTTCGGATTATCATAGAGCCGCGAACCATCTAATTCAATTTGTCCGGAAGAACGAATCTAGATAAATACTTTCGTGAAAATTCGTATCACAGTTACTTCAAATTATTGGGCTTGTAGCGAAAAAGAATTTCTATTTGAATTCGCACAAAAAGTAGTCGATAGAGAAATTGTCACAGAACATTGGTATACGGATGAAACAAACGGATTTGAACATGAAATAAAAATGGCAAGAAAGAAAGAACTTGAAGTTAGTTTATAAAATAACAATCCAGAAGAAATGGGTTGAATTAGGTAATATAGGAATCAATGAGAAAACTTTCTTTCTAACAAACCACAAAATGTTTTATACAATTAACATTAAACGAATAAAAAAGTGTCTAAACAAAATATGGGATTGGTGAATGAATCAAGAACTACTACAAAAATATCTTAGAAACGCAGATTTGATAATGTTCGAAACTGGAACATTTGATGATTTCATGAACTTGAAAGAAAATATAAATGACGACAATTTGATTCTTATTTTTATGCTTGGTTATTTTGCTTCTAACCAATATTATACTAACAAAATTAAAGAATTACTGAATGATAGAAAATTTGAATTTAAGCTTTCAGAAGTTCATAATATTGTTAAAGAAATCTCAGGAAAGCCTCTTGCTTAAAGTCATAAGAAAAATATTTAGATTGTTTAGAAAACGTCCAGTGATTAAACAGTTAGAACCGAAAACTTGTAGAATTGTTACGAAAATGAATAAATTTGGTGTCGCTGTTTTTCATTGTCGATGTAAAGAACATGTAATTGTTTATCGTAAAAATTTTGAAAATGTTGTTCATAAATTATTAGTTGAGAAGTGGATTAAAAAATCAGATGATAAGATGTTAAAACTTGTTTATATTCCAACAACGTGCGGTGAACCATATAAATCAAGAATATATTTTCATACTCTGAGCGGAACAGACTTAACAAAATGTGATTGTGGCTTGCCTGAGTCTTATGTAGATTTGATAGGATTGTCTAATTAAATAATAATCACACTAATAAATAGATATATGGGAACATTTAAGCAATTTTTGGTAGAAATAAAAACAAATGTAGTATATGAGAACGATTGGCTTATAAACGTAGAAGGTGGAAGTATACGAACGTTTTTACACGTAGACGACACGACAAACGATGTTGTAATTAACAGTGAACAATTTGAAATAATGTCTCATGATTATCAAGTTCAACTAAACAAGAAACCCAACAAGAAATATAATATTTATGAATTTTATTTTATGACAGAACATGGTGACATAAAACAAACAAATAAGGCGGAATCTTATAAATATTCTGTATTTGGCGCAATTGAAGATTTATTTGAAAGGATGGTTAATCTAATACCGAAAGACTCAGTTGTTGTGTTTTGGGCATACACAACCGAACCAGTTCGTGTTAAAATATACGATAAACTATTTCGGAAAATAGAATTAAAATATCCAAATATATTAACAGATGTTATTATAAATTCTTTTATAAAACACGACAAGACAAGAAAATATTACGGTTTTTGTAAAGACAATATAACCTATGATAAACTCAAAAAAGACAATATTTTTTGGTCAAATTTTATTAACTTGATCATTAAAAAGTAAGTTCTGTCTGTCCTAAATACTCTTATACAGAAAGAACTTGAATGACTCTTAAAGAACAATATAAGAAACTGCTAAACAGGAACAGCAGAGTTTTGAACATTTCGCACTTGGATTTGGATGGTGCTGCTGCTTCTATTGTAGTAGCCAATGTGTTTTCAAATGTTAAATACCGATATTTCCGATACGATGAAGTTGACCAATTCCTAAAAACAACAGACTTGTCCGAATTTGATGTGATTCTTCTAACAGATATTTCTCCAAACGATTCATTACTCTTAGAAGACATTCCAAATTCATTTCTTTTAGACCATCATGATTCTGCACTATGTCAACACAATCCGGAACATAATAGAATTGTTAGAGCAGGGAAATCAGCAGCGTTGCTTTGTAAAGAGTTTTTTGAATCACTTTATAACATTGACCTTTCATATCTAAATGATTTTTGTTCAGTTGTAAATGATTATGATATGTGGATTAACGACGATAATCGCGGTTGGTGTCTAAACGAACTACATTTCAAATATTGGTCGGATGTTTTTCGTAATAGATTTATAGATGGAAATATCGCTTTTACAGATGACGAATTAGAATTTATCAAAGAACGAAGAAAGAAATACACAGCAACTTTTAAGTCTGTTGAAATATTTGACTTAGAAACAATCCAAGGATGCTTTGTTATGGCATCAGAATTTGTGAATGATATTTGCTCAGATATTTTGAAAACAGGAGAACAAATAGTCATCTGTCTAAATCCTAAAAATAAGAATTGTTCAATCAGAATGGCCGACAATGGAATTCACCTTGGACACATTTTGAAAGAATTGGATTTTGGTGGCGGTCATAAACAAGCTGGTGGAATCCGTGAGCAAGACCCAATAAAGTTCAAAGAAAAATTAGAAATTCTAGAAAATCTGCTGTATCATAGATATGCGGGTATCAGAAGGAAATAAATTTGTTTAAGAATATTTACTACGATTCGTATAAAAACAAAATCCATCTTTGGGAAATTGTTGATGGAAAACATAGATATGAATCTTTTGACCATGAAGTTGAATATTATGTAGAAGATAAAACCAAGAAAAGTCCAATAACGGATATTTACGGAACTCCTGTAATTAAGAGAGTTGCTGAATCTACAAAAAGTCTAAGAGAACTCCGGAAGTCTGTTAAGCTTTACGAATCAGATGTTTCCGAAGAAATCAAATTTCTACAGAAACGTTATGGAAATTCAGAAGAACGTGTAGACCCAACTCAATATAATGTTTGTGTTCTGGATATTGAGGTCGCGAGCGGACAAAAATATTCGAATGACCATCTAATTCGTGTTAAAGATACCTCTGTTATGGAAATGACAATCAAGGAATTTGTCGTTCTTGATTGTGAAAAATATAAAGTGTTTGACGAAGAAAAGAAACAATGGGTTGATTACGCGAAAAGTTGTTATGCTGAAAATTCTGAGTTCCCTAAACCAGAATTCTCAAAATATCCAATCAATCTAATTACTTTGAATTTCACTAACAAAGGGAAAATCTACACATTTGGTTCCGACCCATATACAGGAAAGTCTCCATTAGTTAATAATTATATACACGATAAGAATGAAAAACAACTTTTAGAAAAATTCATTCAGTTTTGGAGAAAAAGCAAAGTTGATATCGCAGTAGCTTACAATGCTCCGTTTGACTTTGGATATATTCTTAAGCGATGTGAAAATCTCGGAATAGACCCAAATCTTCTTTCTCCAGTTGGAAGAGTTGAATATAAAAATCCAAAACGAATTAGAATCCACGGAATCACAATCCTAGATTATATCGATTTGTATAAAAAGTTTTCCTTCACACCACAACCAAGCTACAAATTAGAAAATGTAGCAATGTCTGAAATTAAAGAAGGTAAGACGAAATATGAAGGAAATATTTTTACAATTTGGAAAACCAATTGGAATCTTTTCGTAGAGTATAACGTCCAAGATACAATTCTAGTAGAAAAGATGGATAAGAAACGACGATTCATCAACTTGGCAATTAAACTGGCTATGGAATCTATTGTTCCTATTGATAAGTGTATGACAACTACCGCAATTGTTGAAGGATATATTCTAAAAACAATCCACAAGCAAAACAAAGTAATGTCTGACCGTGTTCGTCAAGATACGTGGGGATTTGAAAAGGATGAAGAAGATGATGATGAATTAGAAGGGGCATATGTAGAAGCACATCCTGGTTTTTATAACTGGCTAATGTCCTTTGACGTGGAATCTCTATACCCACATATGATTATGATGTATAATATCTCACCCGAAACTAAGCTGTCGTTTGATGATATTAAAAACATGGACCCTTCGGAATATATTACAACTCCTGTAGAAGGTGTGTATTACAAGAAGACTGTTAAGGGGATTCTGCCACTTATTACAGAAGAGATTTTTCAAGAACGCAAGAAATTCAAGAAACTTATGAAAGATGCGTTTGATAATGGAAATCACGAAGACCACGAATATTTTGATGGTATGCAGCATAATAGAAAGATTTTGATTAACTGCTTCCATAAAGATACAGAAATAATGACTCCTGATGGTATTCGTTTGGTTAAAGATGTCAAAGAAGGTGATTTGGTTTATTCTATAAATCCTGATACTTTAGACTTAGAAGTAAAGCCAGTAATGGGAACTGTTAAGAAAAAGTATACAGGTAAGTTAAATGTTATTGATTCTCAGAGATTCAAAGTTCGGGTGACTCCTGAACACGATATGTTGTTCATTGATAAAAACAACAAAAAAACAGGAACCTACACATCCGACGAATTTGTTACAAAAAATAGATACATCCCTATTCATAACAAGATGAAATTTCAATACGAGAAATATATTTATATCAATGAACACATAGACACAACAGACGTTCAATTTATAATTGATAAAGATATAGATATTGAAGATTCGCAAAAAGAACTGGATGTTTATTTTGGTAAAGATGTTATTGAATTAAATAAAAAAATAAACGTATCAAAACATAGTAATAAATATGTAAATTCAAAACTTAATAGATACCAAATTGACAATCTAATAGACGTTCTTGGTTACGAAGTAAAAATAAAACACAATAGAGGAATCAAATGCTCAAAACACAATGTTAGACTTGATGTAGATAAATTTAGCACATTTGTAGGATGGTATTTATCAGAAGGTTCCGCACGGGCATGTCATTATGCTACTAATGCTATATGTAGATATGTTTCCATAGCACAGGATAAGGAAAAGAATGAAATTTATTGGAATGAAATAAACAATCTAACAAAAGAGTTGTTTAGTTTCAATAGTGTTAATGATAGGTGTATAAGAATTTGTTCGGATATACCATATATGATTATGGTAGATAATTTTGGAAAAGGACAACAAAAACATTTATATGGTAGTGCTTTGGGAGAATTATTAAATAAAGAATTGGTTCAAGAATCAATGTATAAAGGTGATGGAACAAAAGAACAAAATATCTATACTATTTCGATGAAGAATCCTAAACTAAAAGATGATTATTGTCGGTTACTTCTTGAGCTTGGGTATATCCCGAGAATACGGATAGACAATTATAGTAAGAAATATACTGGGTGTTATAGAATAATAGCACATTCCCACAGAACCAACACAAAAAGACAAAATTATTCAACGGAAATGTATGATGATTATGTTTATTGTGTCAATGTTAAAGACAACCACACAGTAATTGTTGGTGAAGATGGAAGATTTAATTTCTCTCGGCAGTGTTTGTATGGGTGCCTTGGGAGTGACGCTTTCCATTTCTATAATATTGATAATGCGTCGGTAGTAACGGCTGGTGGAAGAGAACTTATTAAATTCTTATCTTCGAATGCTAATGATTATTTAAGAAATTTCTTACCTCCACGTATCGGAAAGTATTATGAAACACAACATATTGTGCCAGAGAAAAAAACAATACCACATGTAGTTGTAATAGATACTGATAGTTGCTATGTCAACATTGAATCGTATTACAAAAACGTAAACCACAACATGTCTTTTATTGATTTCGCTAATGATTTTGACCATCGTATTTTAACACCATTTTTCAACAAGTTAGTTGACATTTATTGTGAGAAATACAACATTCCTAACAAGATAAATTTCAAGCGTGAAAAAATCATCACCAAGATGTTTGTTCAAGTTAAGAAGAAATATGTTTGCCAGATTATTGCTAACGAAGGTGAAGTTTACGACCATCCTAAGATTAAGATTACAGGATTAGAAACAAAGAAATCGGATTTGCCTGGATTCTGTAAAAAAGGATTGAATGAACTAATTGACGTGATGTTCTCTGGAGAGATGCCAGATGAAGAAGCTATGGTTGAAGTAGTCCGCAAGTATCAGAAGATTCACAAATTCTCATCAGTAGAAGAAATTTCGATTCCTAAAGGTGTGAAAGATTACAAGAAATATTCAATTGATTTTTCTAAAGGATTGAATTTCTTACCATCTACACCAATTCACAACAGAGCAAGCATCAATCATAACTACATGGTTCAGAAATACAAACTACCATTTAGAGAAATTGACGATGGTGCCAAAGTGAAATATGTTTTTGTGAATCCTAATAATGAACTTCATCAAAATGTTGTTGCTTTTAATGATGATTGGCCAGAACTATTTGACCTAAAATTCAAAATTGACAGAGACACAATGTTTGAGAAGACGTTTTTGGATATTAGCCAGAGAATGTTTGATGCGCTTGGATTCAGAAAGATTTCTCTTAAAGAAAACAAAATGGGACAGTTCTTGAAGAAGAAAGGTTGAGAATCTCGGTTTTTAGACTAGATAAATATATTAAAGTGATTTAGAATTTTCACTTAAAACAACGTAAAATAATAGTAAAGGAAGAAAAACCACATGGCTAAAGAGAAAAATATTTACATTGAGAAGTTTTTGAAGAACAGTAAGCTAACATATGCGAAGCCTCTTAACAACTCGATCCTGACCGAAGAAGCCGACCCAATTGTTACAGACGTTCCCGCATTAAACATTGCTTTTTCCGGAAAACTTAACGGCGGACTAATGCCTGGATTCCATCAGATTGCTGGTCCATCTAAGCATTTCAAGTCTTCGTTTGGGCTTGTTTTCGTCTCATCTTTTTTGAGGCAGTATGATGATGGCGTTGTTCTGTTCTTTGATTCGGAATTTGGCGCAAGCATGAACTATTTTGAACGGTTTGGAATCAATGAAGAGTTGCGCGAGAGAGTCATTCACCTACCATTTGAAAATCTTGAGCAGCTAAAGTTTGAATTGATTAGTCAGCTAGACATCATCGAACGTGGACAACATGTGATGATTTTCATTGATTCTATTGGATTGTCTGCTTCTAAGAAAGAATTGGAAGACGCTTTGGCTGAAAAGAGTTCGGCTGATATGACAAGAGCAAAACAGTTGTCGTCTATCGCAAGAATGATTACTCCAGTTCTTAGTATTAAACAGATTCCTTGTCTTGTTGTGAACCACGTTTACAAAACTCAGGAAATGTTTGCTAAGGATGTGGTTTCTGGTGGATGTGTTGTTGCTGGAACTAAGATTATCATGGCTGATGGGACATTGAAGAATATTGAAGATGTTCTTGTTGGGGATATTGTCGAATCTAAAGATGGCCCAAATGAAGTTACAAATATTTGGAATCCCGAAACTTTGATTGATGGGACTCCAGAATGTTATGAGATTGAGTTTGAAGATGGACATAAAGTGACTTGTTCCGATAAGCACAAGTTCATAGTTAATGGGGAATGGGTCGAAGCTAAGGATTTGAAAGATTATATGATAGTGTTGGACACTTAATTTATCTTACCTCCCGGAGCCTCTAAATAGATGTATTGGAGGCTCTTATGAATATAGTGTATCTCATAGAATTTGTTGACAGGAAGGAAAAAAACGAAAAGCCTTATTTTTATATAGGTTCGAAATCAAATTGTGTAATTCGTGATGGAATAATGTATGGAACCAGGAAAAAAGAATATTGGGGAAGTTCAAAAGATAAAGAGATGCTTAGACTAATTCCAACAGAACAGAAAATTGTTCATATATTATTTTCGGACGATGATTACAATATTTGTTTGAATATGGAAAAGACAATACATATAGAACGCGATGTTGTAGCAGACCCAAAATATTTTAATAAATCAGTTGCTATGTGTAATAATTATTCTAACCCGGAATATGCTACTTATAGAAATGTAGAAACTGGAAAAGTTGCTAGATTAGATAGAAATCACGAAAAGGTTTTGAATGGTGAATGGGTGGGAGTTACAAAAGGAGTTAAATATTCTGAAGAACGAAGAATGAAAAGCTCAAGACCGGGAGAATTACATCCTTTATATGGAACAAAAAGCAGTGAAGAGACAAAAAAGAAAATTTCAGAAGCTCATATAAAAAATCACCAAGAAAACCCAGAATTATATAAACAAAGATATGAGGAGTTATCAAATATAAACAGGGATAGGACAAAAGGAATCAAACAAGATAAAAGTGTTGTTGATAAAAGAGTTGTTAAATTGAAAAACAACATAACACTACAAAATAATATCACTGGCGAAAAGAAAACATTTAAAAATAATTCAGAAGAATATGAACAATTAGATAAAACTATTTGGGTTCATTTAAAAAAAGGCTATGCGACAAAGAGAAATATAATAACAGGAGAATATAAAGATTTTTTAAAATCTTCGGATGAATATAAAAATCTTGACAAAACAGTATGGGTCTCAATGAATCATAAATTGTCCTGTAGAAAAAATATTGAAACATTTGAATGTAAATTATTTGATGTCACAAGCGAAGAGTATAAAAATCTTGATAAGTCTATATGGATTTTAGTTTGTCATGAATATATTACATTAAAAAACAAAAACACTTTAGCATTGAAAAAGTTTAACAAGTTCAGCGAAGAGTTTAAAATTCTCGATAGAGATATATGGGTTGGTGTTAAATTCAATACAGTATTTTTAATAAATAAAATATCAGGAATACGAAAAATGTTTGATAAAAGTAGTGAAGAATATAAAAATTTGATTTTGGATGAATGGATAAGTGGATTGGCCCACAAAACTGCCAAAGAGGAATAAATATGAAAATAAAAAATATAAGAAAAATAGGCAAGCATCCGGTATACGATATCTCTGTTGCCAACTCGGAATCATATGTTTTGGAAAATAGAGTAATTACACATAATTCGAAGTTGGAGTTGAGCAGTCAGAACATCCTACTTCTGAGCCGTTCTAAGGAAAAAGACGCTGATAATTCAGTTAAAGGTTATACATTTAACATTAAAATCATGAAGTCTCGTGCTGCAAAAGAAGAGACAAGAGTTCCGGTTACGGTCTCTTGGGAAGGTGGAATTCACAAGTGGTCGGGAATGGCAGAAATTGCGTCGGCTCTTGGAGTTATTGAAGAGACAAAGATTTCTCGTTCTAAGGCGTACAAGTTTGTCAAGAAAGACGGAACTGAACTTGTTGTCAAGGATGCTGTTATTGATACTAATGATGAATTTTGGACAGCGGTTATTTCCGAATCCAATTTCAGTAAGCTGGTTGAAGATAATTACACAATCTCAGGAAGCGGTGGCCAGATAGCAAACCTAATCGGAGAAGAGTAATATTTCAAAAAGGGGCAGAAAAAGCCTTTCTTTTTATTTTGCCAACGATAATATAATAGTAGAGGAATTCAATGAGCGACGGCGTAGACCCAATTTACTTTGAAAAATTACTACTCAAATACATGTTTACGGACATTGATGTTAGAGAGA